CGCGCGCGTTTTGCAAAGGCGCTGGCGGCGCTAGTCGGCCTCCCACATGCGAATCGCGAGGCCGTCGGCGTTGAATCGCACCACCCGGTCGCTCTTGCCGTAGCCGACGTCGAACACCTCACGACTGCCGACGTTGGCGCCGTAGCCGTTCTCGAGCTCGACGACCGACTTGGGCTCGCCGCACGCTTCATAGATCGCCTGGCGGCTGTCGTCGACGCCCACCAGGTCGTTGCCGCAACGCATGGTGCCCTCAGCTACCGCTACGCCAGAAACCGCACACAACGCAACACAAGCGGCCTGTGTGGTGGCTTTCGTCATGCTGCTGATCGTCATGGTTGACCTCCCGGTCGGTGGTAACGCACAGGTTTATTGTGCGCCCGTCGGGCCCGCCCGACAAAGCCCGCAACGCGGACCCGCATGACCCGCGCGACGCGCATGGGGGTAGTCACTGGCGCCGATGAGGCCGTGGAACTACCGCTATACGGACTCGGTGTAGGTAGGCAGGTCCGGGGCCTGGCCGACGATTTCGCGGTCGCGCACGAACGCCTTGTTGCCGGCCGCAACGCTCTCGCCTTGCACGACCAGCGTGGCGCCCGTTTCGGTTGAGGCGGTCGAGGTGCGATCGCCGTTGTTCGCGTCGATCGTGACGACCGTTGTGCGGCTCTGTGGCAGCAGCCGTTGGAACTGGCGCCAGAGGTTACGACTTGCCATGGTAGCGCTCCAGGTTGAGCTGTTGCCGGACTTGGGTGGCGTCGCTGCGCTTGGCCGTGATGGTCACGCCCTGGACTTGCGCCCGCCAGGTCGCGTTGGGCTCGGTGACTTCGACGAGCTGCCCGGGCTCGAGCAGCCCCGGCGGCTCGGGCGCAGGTAGCAGGGGCGTGGTCACGCCGACCGATTCGCGGTCGCCGGCCTCGGACAAGATGCGGCGGCCGCGCTCGCGCCCGGCGAGGCGCTCGGTGATGAGCTCATCGACGACCTGGTCGGCCTCGACGCTCTGGTTGGTGTCCGACTGGACGACGTGGACGAGTACCCCGCCCTGCTTGCCCGAAACGTAGACCGCATTGAAGCCCGGCCCGGGCTCCCAACTGGCGTCGAGCTGGAAGGTGACGTCGTCGGTCAGCGCGGCGTCCATGGTGGCACTGCCCCAATTCCACGGGCTCACCGGATAGTAGGGCTCGGCGATCAACGTGCGCGCGGCTTCCTGGGTGAACACCACGCCGCCGGCGGCCTCGGCGATGCGCTGGATCGCTTGCAGCGGGGTCAGGCCGTCGTAGCTCCATGTGTTCGCCGGCACGTTCCAGTCTTGCATGTCCCACACGAGGCTGAAGCCGGTGTTGTTGAGCTCCTGCGCGGCCAGCTGTTGGGCGCTTTTCTGGCTGGTCTCGGTGAACGTCTGCGGCACGCTGTAAGGCTCAGCGAGCAGCGCGGACGGGCTGCGGCCGCTGACGCGGAAGCTTGAGCTGTTGTAGCTGCGCCCGCGGCGGTGCGACTCGATGAGGAAATTCCAGGCGCGGCCGTTGACCGTGATCTCGATCTCGACCGGGCCCGAGCCCGACGGGCGCACGAGGTCGAGGTCGGCCTGGCGCGCGAGCGTGGCGTCGAGCTGCCAGCTCCACGAGTCGCGGTCGGTTGTGATCGAGCAGTCATTGACGGTGACGGCGGCACCGTCGCTGACGCGCTTGGCGGTGATGCTCGGCATGAGTCGGTAGACCTCCTGCGACGGCGGCAGCGGTGGCGGTTCCGTGGGGTCCGCGTCGTCTTGGTTGAACACGATGTCGTAGAGGCGCGAGTCACGGCGTCCCATGGGGCCCCATGGGAGCCGGTCGGCTTCGTCCTTTACCGGCGGTGATGGATTCCACGGCGTCGGGTGCAGGGCGTCCCGTGGGCCGATGCGCACGTTGCCCCGCGGCGTGGGACCGGCGAACACTACGTCGTCGCCTGGCGGCGGGGTATATCCGTCGGTGGGGGTAAAGTGGACCGCATCGCCGGCCGGCGGTGTGTAGGTGCTCCGTCGGGCGGTCACATTGCGCCGGTAGATGTCGACGTGGTCGTAGCGCCAGCGCTGGCTTGTGTCCTTTGCTGGCGGGTAACGATAGACCATCCGCCACTGGCTGGGCGCGGGGCTGATGTTGCGCGGCCAGGGCGCCTCGTAGCGCGTGTCGCGTGCATAGAGGCGGTTCCATGGGACCCGTGTGGCTTCTTTGAGCGCTCGGGCGATGGTGCCTCGGTAGACGGCTTTATCGAGGCTGTCGGCCGTGCGGAAAGCGCCCCAGGGACTCCGTGTTGCGTGGGGCCGCGGGTCCGGGGCCGACGACGGGATGCTGTAGCGCGTGTCGAATTGGCGGAATCGCCCCCAGGGCACGCGATTGGGTGCCGCGTGGGGCTGGTGTCGGCCATAACGGACGCCGACGCGCGCATCGACGCCGGAGCTCGTGGGCAGCGTGACGTCGTCGCCACCGTCGTCGCCGCCTCCGTCGCTGCTGTCGGCCAACAGGACGAAGTCGACGCTGTCCCATGCCGGAGCCGTGTAGCTGGGCAGGTCGAAATCGACCGCCGTGGCCGATGGAGCGCTGTAGCTGGTGCCGCTCGATGTGCCGCCGGACCCGAAAGTGTAGTCGACGCTGTCCCATGCCGGGGGCGTATAGCTGGGGAGGTCGAAGTCGACCGCGTCGGCCGCCGGGGGCTTGTAGCCGCCCGTTTCCTCAAGCACCACAAAGTTGACCGCGTCCCACGTCGGCGGCGTATACGACGGCAGGTCGAAGTCGACGGCCGTGGCCGAGGGTGCGGTGTAGTCGGTGCCGGGCGAGCTCCCGCCCGATCCCAGCGCTACATTGACCGCGTCCCAATTCGGCGGGGTGTACGACGGAAGATCGAAGTCGACCGCCGTTGCCGAAGGCGGGCTATAGTCCATCGGTTACGTCGCCGCAAACTCGACAGGTCCATGGGCCATCGAGCGGAAACCGCTGCTGCCTTTTGCGATGACAAATCCTTTCGTGAATCTCGTGCGGAACTTCAGGTTGTAGGTGCCATCCGAGGCGCTCGTGCCTGATGCAATCATTGTCTGTAGGTCTGTGGCGTAGACGAAAACATCACGCGCGGCGGTACTACCACCTTCTTTAACTGTGCCCGACACTTGCACTTTGTCGGGTAGGTCGATCTCGAGATCGTCCCACCAGTGGTATCGTTGATCGCTATCCCATAAGCCACCGCGCAGCTCGACCCAGCCTAATGCGCCGGGGTTGTTGAGCATTGTGCGGGTGACGCGCTCGTTGTGCCCACTGGCGGGGTCAGTGATGTCAAAAGTGACTTCGCCATTGGTCCAATCGAACTCGAAGATATAATCTAGCCAGACCTCGTAATTGTCGCCCCCATAGATTTCTTCATGGTCATCGTCTCCGCTACGGATATTCCATTGATTGTTGTTCGAGCCAATACCCGCAATAGTGGCGCCGTCAGGGCCAATACACAACAATCCCGAACCGCTTTGGCTAGACGTTTCGTACATCCGTGCACGAACACGCGAGACCGCCAATCCCGCCGGGTCGAGGTCTGGCTCTTGCCACGTCGCTTTGAGCGCTTGGTTACCGTTACCACCGTTTTCGGGTCCGAGACAATACGACCCACGCGCGAACGGCTGTTGGAACACACCAAATGCAGAATCTTCAATGGTCACGGCACTCGGCACACTGCCATCTTCAAAGTCTTGAACAACGGTGGTCACCATAGTTAGACAACCTCGGGCGTGACTGGGCCATGAATTACAGCGCGCTCACTTGCGGATTGTTCCCCAACGACCAATATATATACGTCGTGTTCGGAAAGGTTAAGGAATTCCGCACTATAGGCGCCGCTTGCGTCGCTCGCCGTTTCCAATATGTGATTGTAGTTTGTGTCGTAGATATGAATCGCGCGCTTCACGCCTACACCGTCTTTCGTCACCGTTCCCTTCACCTTGGTGAACGTCGGCAGGCCGATTACCAGGTCATCGATCCAATAACTCGAGCCATTCTCGAACGCCACCGAGGCACAACCGTCGAGTGCCGATGCGGTATTCATGTTTAGCGTGCCGGTCTTGTTTGTCCCGCTCACGGTGTCGGTGACGTCGTAGTCGAATGTCTTAGAGTCCCAGTCCAACGTCATAATGACGTGAATCCAATGCTCGGTGCTGTCACCGCCATAGACTTCTTGATGGCCGCTATCAGTAAAAAATACCCACTGGGGGTTTTCTGAGCGCCAACCGCACACCCGCTTGCCGTCAGCGTCGTAGATGTTGACGGACGAGCCCGACTGACTGCCTGTCTCGTAGTAATGAAAGTCGAGCTTTTGTAGCAGCGTCCCACGGCCCGACGCCATTTCCGGCTCGATCCATTCGGCTGCTGGTTCGGTCCCGGGATTGGTATCGATGCCGATGGAGTACGTTGAATTGAACGCTTGATCGGTGCGTATTTGGAATGCGGAGTCGTTGATGACAAGCGGTTCGGGTGCGGTTCCGCTTTCAAAGTCATAGGTACGGTCGGGCATCGTCAGGTCTCAGGGGTTACGGGTCCGTGGGTACGTGGCTGGCGACCGTCGAGGGGGAGGACCGTCACCGCATAATCCTCGTTGGGTCGCACTGTATAGATTGCAAACGTGCCGTCGTTGGGATTGCTGGTCGCCTCTCCCTCAAATGCACCATTGTCCCAGCGATGCGCCCGCACGGTCGAACTGAGCGGGTCACCCGTATTAGGATCTAAAACCGTGCCACTTATGGCGGCGGTCTTGATTGGTCCATCGACGACGATTTCGTCGATCCAGTGATGCATGGAGGTCGCTATCTCGAAGTCTTGACGGCGAAAGGTAGGGGCCGACATAGACCAAAAATCAAGACCGTGAACGCCGTCGCGTTCGATTGGGTGCGGGCTTATCGCGTCACGAAAAAACGGGCGATCTTGGATTTGCCAAGCAGACATGCCGTCGCGTTGCGTAGTGCAATCGAACGTTTCGGCGACCCAGTCGAAATCGAAGCGCACATGGGTCCATGCGTCGTATTGCGGGCTTGGGTTCGGGCCATTGTCCCACTGGTCGTTGTTTAGCACATGCCATTGGGGGTTACTGGTGGCAAACGCAGTAAGGACACGATCGTGGCGATCGACGATCGTCCACATAAATCCTCTAGGTTGCTGGGTTTCTTGCCACCAAAACGATAAATAGTTGAGCTTTTTCGGGACTTGTAGCGCTGTCGGCCGCCATGTCGCCAGCCTGGCCTGCGGCGCGTTGGCTTTGTTGTTTTCGTCCTCACCGAATAATAAGGCGAAGTTGCCGCTGCGAGACCGGGCGCTGCTGAGGCTCATGTGGTCGGACGTAACGCCGCCAAGGGCCTGAATTGTAGGCGGCATGCCGTCCGAGAAATCCTCGATGATCTGTCCCATTACTCAGCATCCCCGCGGTTTTGCACCTGGAAACTGTCGTTGGGGTTTTGCGCGGGCCCGGGGAGGATCGTACGAATGGCCCACAGGGGCGCCGCAGCGGCCTCTGTATTGAATCGAATGAGGTTGCCGACCTGCCATCCGGTGCCGAAGCCGGCGGCGAGCATGGTGAAGTACGGCACGCCCGTCTCCGGGTTGGTCGGCGCGAGATCGGTGGACGTGTCGCCCTGGGCGATCACGCCGACCGTTTCGCCAATCACGTCGAAGGTCGTCGAGCTCGTGAAGTCCAGGGCCCAGCGTTCGCGGATCGCGCCGCGGTTGGTCACCTGGATCGGGTACTGCGTCAGGTTGTAGCTCGCGGTCGTGTCGGGCTGCGTCGCCGAGTCCTCCCACGTCGCCCCGTCCCAGCTTTCCTGCTCGAAGTAGTCCGTCACGCGGCTTTGGAGGTCGCCGTAGATGAGCGCGCTCGAGCACTTGGAGCCGGCGGGGTAGTCGCGGTCGACGCCCCCCGAGATGTTGATGCGGCCGTCGATCTGGACGTCGGTGACGAGAAGCATCTGCTCGATGCGGTGGAACGCGACGAGCGGCTCGGTGTAGCCCGACAGGTCCAGCGGATCGGCCATGGTGACCTCACCGGCCGCAAGGTCGACGCTGTATTGCGCCTGATCGACCTCGGCGCCGGTATCGTCCTCGAGGCGCACGAGCGCAAGATCACTGCGCGATAGCGTGACGCTCTGGCCCGCGCTCAGCGGCGACGGCATGGTCTCGGACTGCGTGTTGTGGAGCACGACGACCCCGGCCTCCTGGAAGATGGGCACGCGGCCGTCACTGGGCAAGCGCACCGGGTTGAGCCCCAGCAGGTCGGCGTCGAGCGGCAGGCTCGACAACACCACGGCGTTGAACGAGGCGGTCGTCGGCAGCACCTCGCGCGGGCGCCAGATGGTGCCGTCGCCTTTGACGTTGTCGGAGCTATACCACGCCTCGTTCTTCTCGGCGCTCGATAGGCTGCTGTCGTCGACGAACTCGCCGAAGAACAAGCGCGCCCAGCCGCTCGTGTAGTCGATGTCGCCCTTGACCTTGTCCGAGCTGATCCCGCCGTCGAGGTTGCCGGTGGCCTCGATCAAGGTCCCGTCGGGCTCGGACGCTTGGATATAAAGCGAGCCTGCCTTGATGGGGCTTCCGGGAGTGCGGAACATGATCTCTGATACGGTCCACCGCCCACGCTGCAATAGCCCGGTCAGGATCGACACGTCGGGGGAGCCCCCAGGGTAGTCGTTGAGCGTCGCGACGCCGTTCGTGTAGTCGATCGTGCCGGCGAGCAGACCCGAGCCGTTGCTGTCGACGTCACGGTAGAGGTCCCCGTTTCGGTCGATGAATCGATCCCCGGCGACCTCGAATTTCCACGTTCCGGGCACGATCAGCTTTTGCGTGGCCGGTGTGAGGTCGAGCTCGATCGGCAGCGCATCGGCGGTCTCCGACTCGGAACCGATGGCCGCGACGTCCTCGGCATACTCGGCGATCACGAGGCCCGTGTTGTCGTAGCCTTCGGTGTTGGTAACCGTTTTCCAAGAGCGATTCCAATCGCCAACACCAATTACTCCTACTTCGCTCATATTTGCAGCCCTTTAGGTGGTGAGCGTGACGCTGTCTTTCATGGCGCCGTCTTGCAACAGAACTTCGCGCTCGTAATCTTCGCGGGCGTCGAACGATACGTCGCCGGTGGAATAGTCGATGGTGCCGATGCTTTGCCCATTGCGAAGCATGTTGCCGTTGCCGTCGTCTTGCACGACCGCGTCGATGGTTGTTTCCCCGCCGGCCTGGTGCGGTTGCTCGCCGTTGTTGCCCAGCCGGCGCATCGGCACGGTGATCGAAACCGAGCCGGGTCGAATCGGCGTGTTCGACAGCGTCAGGCTAATCGAGCCACTGCTGAGCACGTTGCTCGTGTCGTTGGTTTCGGTGTGCTTGGTCGGCTCGTCGTAGGTGATGGTGTACTGCGTCGTGCTATCGGGGATCGTGCCAGGTTTGAACTTTATAATGCGGTTCTCGCCCGAATAGATCACGCGCCCTTCCCCGTCGCCGGTCAGGTTGCCCGCGCCGTCGTCGTTGAGCGTGCGCGTGTTGCTGTTGCTGTCGGTCCACTCGATCGTCAGGGTCCCGGGGTCGACGTATTTGCCCGGCTGGTGCTCGACGGTCGGGATTTCCAGGCTGGCGCCGGTGCCGGCCGCGTCGGTGTAGTGCGTCTTGGTGCCCCATGAGTACACCAACGCCGAGCCGACGTCGGGCAAGGCGTCCAGGTTGATCGTGGTCCCGCCCGTCGAATAGTCGATGGACCCGCTACCGTCGCCGACCAGCTTGCCGTCGCCCCGATCCTCGATGCGCTGCCAGTTGCCCAGCGCGCGGAACTCGACGACGAGCGTGCCCGGCGCGGGGATCGGCTTGAAGGTCTTGGCCCACGAGAGCCCGCGGTTCTGAATCGTGATCTTGTCGTGCTCGGTGTGTGAAGTGTCGCGCACCTCGACGGTCTCGCTGCCCGAATCTTCCTCGTGGACCACCGTCGCCCCCGCGTCGACGTCGACTTGCGGGTTTTCCTTGCGCGTGCTCGGGACCACCGGACGGAACACGCTATCGAGCTTGATCTGTGTGTCGCCGTTGGCGATCGCTTCCTCGGTGGTCGCGATGCCGTAGTAGGTGGCGGCGTTGGCGACGTTGGTCGAGCGGAATACGGTGCTCGGCGTCGCGAAGTCGCGCTGCGCCGGAGCGCCGGGGAAGTCGCGCCCGAGCTCGGTCGTGATCGAGATGGTCACCACGCGCGCGTCGAAGTCGACAAAACCGCTGCCTGTTTCCTCGGTGAAGGTGCGTATCTCGCTGGTGACGTCGGCGACCCGCACGAACTGTTGCGCCCCATCGTCGGCGAGGTTGCTGTCCTCGATCGACAGGACGTAGACGTCAGCGATCTCGGGCTTTTTCTCGTCCTCGCGCTGGTACACGATCACGGAGCGCTGGCCTTCGAGCTGGTCGCCGAGCAGCCGCATGGGGGCCTCGGGGCCCTGAACGACGTAGCTCTCGATCCGGTCCTGTGCGTCGATTCGCTCGTCGGTGTGCGAGCCCGTCGAGAACAAGAGCACGCCGACGTTCGGGTCGTCGGGCCCGTCGTCGACGATCACATGCGAGCCGAAGTATTTGTCGGTCGTGTCGGTGTCGACCGCGGTGAACGCCTTGCGCAAATTGACCCGGCCGAAAGTGCGATCCAAGCGCGAGATGTCGGGGAACAGGTTGTTGACCGCACCGTCGGTCACTTCGTTGCCGGTACGCCGGCCGCCACCGTCGTCGGTGTCGGTGAGGCGTTGGCTCTCGAATAGCTTGATGTCGGAGGCTTGAATCGTCATTGCGGGGCTACCATGAGTCGAATGGTCACCGAGTACAGCGTGTTGCTGCTCGGGTGAGCGATGGGGAACAGAGGCTCGGCCTCGACGCTCGGGCTGTCGCGGCGGAATAGCACGTCGAACGTGCGCCCGTCGGGCAGCGTGAGCGTCATGGTGGTATTCACTTGCTCGACCAGGCTGTAGAGGCTGTCGAGGGTCGCGCGGTCGAGCCATACGCCGTCGAGCGTGATCGGGCGGCCGGCGTCGCTTTGGGCCGTTTCCTCGACCACCAGCGCGCCGGAGAGCGTACGCTCGAGCGCCTGGGCGACCGGCTGATGGCGGAACTCGTCGGACCAATGCAGGTTATCGGGTAGGGTGACAGTCGCCAGCGACGTCATGATGTGCGCGCTCCGGCTTGCTTGAGCTGTTCGATGAGCTTGTCGGCTTCCTCATCGGTGCCGGTCAATTGGGCCTCGCCAGTGGGACCTTCCAGGCGTACTGTGCGCTCGGGGCCGCCACCGCTGGGCTGCGTTGGCGACTGTTGTTCATTGGGTTGGCGCCGCGTCTGCTGCTCGCGCTTTTGCTTCTCGGCGCGCTCCTTTTCGAGCTCGGCGACGCGGTCGAGCTTGTCGAGCGCTTTTTGTAGGGTCTCGACCGTTTGTTCGTCGCCGGCGTCACGCGCCTTTTCGAGCTGCGTCTTGATTTCCTCGCGGCGCTGCTGGTTACGTAACTCGGTGAGCTCGACCTGGCGATCTTGAAGCTGAAGTAGCTGCTCCTGTAGCGAGGTCAGCGTGTCTTGGGCGCTGGAGCGCATCTGCTCGAGCTGTTGCTGGGCTTGGCGGATGGCCTGGCGTACAGGCCGGAGGCGCTGCTCACCCAGCAGCTCGAACTGATCGACCGAGAAGTTGGCGATCTTGGCGAGGTCCTCGGTCGAATTGCTCGACTCGTCGATGACGCGCTTCATGTCGGCGAGCGCACTTTTTTCCTCGGCGACCTGGCGGTTAATCTTGTCCCGGCGCCGCGCCAGGTCTTCGAGGAAATTGCCGACGGACTCGCCCGCGGTTGCCGCGGCGTTGACGGCTCGGTTGAAGGCTTGCTCGGCGCCCTGGCCGATCTCGGCGAAGCGCTGGCGGGCGCCGGATAGGATCCTGTTGAGCCCCGCGGCTGTGCTTTTCGCCGCCTTCTGTGTGGCTTCCTTGGTTTTCTGTGCGGACTCTTCGGCGGTCTTTTGGACTTCTTTCTGTGCGTTCTTAGCCGATTGCTCGGCTTGCTTGTTCGCCTTTTCGGCGTCGTCGCCGGCCTTATCCGAGGCGCCGCTGATCTTCTCGAGCGCATCGACCAGGCCCAGCTCGGCGGCCTTGGCCTTCAGCGATGAACTGACGACCCCGTCGTTGGCCTTGATCGCGGCCTCGGCGTACGCCTTGAACGCCTTGCGTACGTCCTGCTCGGTCGCGCTCGCCGAGCGCGTCACCGTGTTGAGCGCTTGCTCGGCCTTACGGGCGGCCTCGTCCAGCGAGGCCGACGACTCGACGCCCAGCTGCTCCATCGCCGCCTTGAGCTCGTCGGCGTCACCGCTGGCGCGCTGTTGGGCGCGCGCGAGGCGCTCAGTCGCGCGGGCCGCTTTCGCCTGCGCCTTTTGGTACTGCTTGCTGGCCTCGAATATCTCGCGCTGGGTGGCGTCGTTACTGGCGCGTAGGTCGTCGAGGCGTTGCTTGGCTTCGCTTGCCGCTTTCCGCGCTGCGTCCGCTTGCGCCTTGATCTGTTGGACTTGCGCGCCACCGTCACCGTCGCCCGAGCTGAGGTTCTCGAGGTTCTGCGCGACCTTCTCGGTGACGCTCGCGAGCTTGTCGTAACTGGCCGTGGCGTTGTCGACGATGCGCGAGGCCACGGCCTCGGTGGCCTTGCGACTAATGCGCGCGAGCTTGTCGTAGCTGGTCGTCGCGTTCTCGACGACGCGCTTGGCCTTGCTGGTCTCGCTCGCGAACTCGCCCGTGGCGTCGCTGACCTTGCGCGTCGTGTCCGCAAGCGCTTCGTAGCTGGATGCGGCTTCGTCGGTTGCACCGGCAGATTCGGCGGCCGCGCTGCCCGCGTCGCGCGTGGCGCTCGCTAGTCCTTGCATGGCCTCGCCGGTTTTCTGTGCGGCGTCCAGGAATCGACCGCCCGCCTCGGCGCTGTAGCGTGCGGTCTCGCGCGCCGCCG